CCGGGAGCAAAGATGAAACTACCAATCACAATTACATACAACTCAGGCGACCAAGCGACTTATGTGGCACAACCGCCGGAGTGGGCGAAATGGGAACGTGAGACTAAGAACGTTATTTCTCAGGCTAATGACAAGATTGGCATTTGGGATCTTATGTTTTTGGCTTATCATGCTTACAAGCGAGAAAACGCTGGAAAGCCAACTAAGTCTTACGATATTTGGTCTGAAACCGTTGCTGATGTAACAGTCGGAGACGATACCCCAAAAGCCACCAACCAGGAAGCATAAGGCGGATCCTCGTCAATCTAGCAATAGAGACGGGGATACCGATGCAATACTGGGAGGATGCAGACGACATATTAACCGCGATAGAAATACTGAAGGAGCGATCGGATGGCAGATGAAGTCAAGATCGCTTATGACAAATCAGATTTACGCGGAGTTACCAGGGCTTTCAAGGCTATGGACGATCAAGCCGTTGAAGCTGCTAAAAAGGAATCTTCTGCTCTTGCTGAATATGCTGCTGAACAGATTAAGATCAAAGCAGCGACTCGTACGGTTTCAGGTACTGCTGCTCGCCGTATTGCTGATGGAGTTAAGGTAAGCAAGACATCGAAGATCGGTGAGTTCAGTTATGGATTTGCTCGACAGAAGTTTAGCGGTGGCGGTTCAACTCTTGATCTACTTTACGGTATGGAGTTTGGATCTAATCGATTTAAGCAGTTCCCAAAGCGCACCCCAAATAAGGGGCGTGGTAATTCCGGGTATTTCATTTACCCAACCCTGCGAGAGATCCAGCCGGATCTAGTTCGTAAGTGGGAAGAAGCATTTAGCGGCATTTTGAAGGAGTGGGATTAATGGCAGGTAATAGAACCCTTAAACTCTCGATCCTTGCTGATGTTGATGATCTCAATAAGAAGTTAAAGGCTGCCAATGGTGACGTTGAAAATAGCGCTACCAATATGGAGAAGTTTGGCAAGATAGCAAGTGCTGCCTTCGCAGCGGCAGCTGCAGCAGCAGCGGCATATGCAGTCAAAATTGGCGTCGATGGTGTTAAGGCTGCACTAGCCGATGAACAATCTCAGGTTAAGTTAGCCTCAGCATTAACTAATGCAACAGGTGCTACTAGAGATCAAATTGCAGCAACTGAGGACTCAATCGATAAGATGGCTCGCGCTACTGGTGTTGCTGATGATCAACTTCGTCCAGCGCTTGCTCGTTTGGCGCTTTCAACCAATAACACACAAAAGGCTCAGGAATTACTTAGCCTAGCGCTTGATATTTCTACTCAGACAGGCAAGCCACTTGAAGGCGTTGCTAATGCTTTGGGTAAGGCTTATGACGGCAATACAGCAGCTCTTGGAAAGTTAGGCGTCGGCTTATCTAGCGCTGAACTAAAGGCGATGTCATTTACAGATGTTCAAACAAAACTTAGCGATCTCTTTGGTGGAGCAGCTGCTCGAAACGCTGAAACTTATCAGGGACGTATGGATCGCCTGAAGGTCGCCTTTGATGAATCCGTTGAAGCAATCGGTTACAAGTTACTGCCAATCCTTCAATCTTTGATCGATATCATCCTGAATAAAGTCGTGCCTGGATTTACTAAGTTTGCCTCACTTTTTGATCCAATTAGAGATGCTATTGAACGCAATAAAGAATCATTTCAGGCACTTGGTAATTTCATAGTCGATTATATTGTTCCGGTATTTACCGTTGCACTTGGTGGAGCGATTTCATTCGTTGCTAAGATTGCTTCCGGCGTTATCGATATTGTGGGTGGAGTTATCAATGTAATCCGTACTCTCGTATCAGGTGCCATCGATGGAATCAATGCACTAATTAAGGCATACAACGCAATCCCACTATTGCCTAATATTCCAACAATTTCTAAGCCATCATTTACTACACCATCAGTTTCAGCACCAAAGGTCACAACCCCTACTTATACTACACCAACCATTTCAGGCGGTGGGGGTGGAAGTGGTACGACTACCGGTACAACATCATCAGGCGCCAGCGCTGCATCAGCAGCTGCATCAGCAGCCTCAACTGCAATCGGTTCATTTAATGCTGGATCTTTCCGTCAGGCTGAAAGTGCCACAACTGGCTCAGGTAACACAATCAACATTACCGTAACAGGCGCTTTTGACAAAGAAGGAACAGCCCGTCAAATTGTGGAAATCCTTAATGATTCCTCATATCGTGGCACTCTTGGATCGGCAGCGTTTCAGGCAGTATGACACTTTGGAATCCTGAATGGAGAATCAACCTTAATGGGTATGGTGATTATACAAACCTAACCCTTTCCAATATTACGATCACTTCCGGTCGTACTGATATCTATTCTCAGCCAACAGCCGGGTATTGCTCGATGGAGATTATCAATCTTGATGAGACTGCGATTGAGGTTGACGTCAATGATCAGGTCACAATCGAGATCAAAGATTCAACCGGCACTTATGTCCCGCTATTTGGTGGGTTCGTGACAGACATCGATGTAACAGTCACCAAAGGCGGTACACAGACCGTTTCAGAGGTTATTAAGTTAGTTGCCTTGGGTGCGCTTTCAAAGCTGCCTAAAGCTCTCACAACGGGTGTTTTGAGCAAGGATTTTGATGGTAATCAGATCAATACGATTTTGACTGATCTACTGGTTAATAACTGGAATGAAGTGCCAGCAACTGAAACTTGGAACGCTTATGATCCAACCACAACTTGGGCTAATGCTGAGAATGTTGGACTTGGCGAAATTGATACTCCTGGCAATTATGAGTTAACTGCTCGATCTTCCGATTTAACGGATGCCTATAGCCTTATTGCACTTCTTGCCAATTCCGGACTTGGATACATTTATGAGGACGCTTATGGTCGTATCTCATATGCCTCAAGCACACATCGAGCAAATTATCTAGCTGCTAATGGATATACTCAATTAGATGCCAATCAAGCCTATGCGCCTGGTATGAGAACAGTTAAGCGAATCGGTGATATTCGCAATGATGTCACTATTACCTATAAAGCCAACGCAAGTAAGACTGCATCTGATATTCAATCGATTTCGATCTATGGCAAACAGGCACAAAATATTCAGACGACTTTGGAAAATGCCGTTGATGCTCAAGATCAGGCAAACTTTTATCTTGGAATCCGAGCCTTCCCTGAAGCACAATTTAGAGCAATTACTTTTCCGCTTGGTAGCCCTGAAGTAGACAACGCTGATCGCGATACCTTGCTGAATGTATTTATGGGCTTGCCCCTCGATATCTCAAATCTACCTGGAAATATCCTCAATGGTGGATTTCAGGGATTCGTCGAAGGCTGGACTTTCCAAGCCTCATATAATGGCTTGAACATTACTCTTAACCTTTCACCAACAGCCTACTCAATTCAGACAACGCGCTGGGATCGAGTCAACGCAGCTGAAAAGTGGAATACCTTAGTCCCAACTTTAGAATGGATTGACGCTACAATAGTAGCCTGATATAAGGAGAAATATGGCAACGACAACTAACTTTGGGTGGACAACACCTAACGATACCGATCTCGTAAAGGATGGCGCATCGGCAATCCGTACTCTCGGATCTGCCATTGATACTTCATTCGTCGATCTTAAAGGCGGAACAACCGGACAGATTCTTAGCAAAGCATCAAATACTGACCTTGATTATACCTGGATAACAAATGACGTTGGCGATATAACCGCCGTAAACGTTACTGCACCAATTACAGGTGGAGGTACATCAGGTGCAGTTACCATTGGAGTCGATGCTGGTACTACATCTGCAGCAGGTGTCGTTCAACTTGAAGATTCCATATCAAGCACATCGACAACAAAAGCAGCTACACCAAACTCAGTTAAATCAGCATATGATCTCGCTAATGCAGCGGTTGCTAAATCCCTTGTCGATGCTAAAGGCGATCTAATTGCAGCAACTGCTGATAATACGGTCGCACGTGTGGCAGTTGGAACTGACGGTCAAGTATTAACTGCTGACTCAACTGCTTCAAGTGGTATCAAATGGGCTACACCATCAACAGGTAGTTCATTTTCTCCTA